GGGTGTTCCATACGCTCCTTGACCACAGAAAATAATGCTTCAAGGAGAGGAGCAATCGGAGTATCGTCTTGAGATGCGACCAATAGCTGGCTACCATTATGCGGAACATACATCCATGCTTCCACAGCATATGCAGAAGGATCATTGATTCTACGGACGCTTTTTGCAATATCCATAAGATAAAGTGTTGTACCATTCTTCAAACGCAAATTGAAACAATCTCCGTTTATGCAAGTATGCGGTCCGAACGTCTTTGAATTGAAAACAATCCGAGTCACTTCTTCTGGATATTCACATTCTGTTTCTTCATAGAATGTTTCTTCAGCAAATAGAGGATGGTATATCACTCCATAATAATCGGGCTCTATTCTGTTAAGATTAAAAGCACTTTCTCTGTTCCAATTAAGTCTGTCCTGCAATGTATCAGTTTTCAATTTATCAAAGAAACTGACAATGTATTGTTCCGTAGGGGTTAATCCTGTAAGATCAACTGATATAAGCGTATCAATGCAGACTTTCAGTAATTTTGCTGCAGTAACAATAAACTCCATGCTTGGTTCAGCAGTATTTCCTTCCTTTTCAAGTCGAGACATATACCCTAAACGAATTCCAGCTTCTTTTTCAATCTGACCGATCTTCACATCAGGCTTTTGCCGTAACAACTCACGAATGTTTGAAAAGCAAAGAGTCTTGTTGAAGTTTTTACAGTTTTCTAAAAGGGATTCAAGTTGGCTGAGAAAGCCTGCCCATTGAGTACGTTCTTTTTCAAGTTTTTTATACTTAGCTTTAATTTCTTCTTCAGTACCATATTCTTCGGCAATTCTATACGCTTCGCTTGAATCTTGCAAGTCAGCCATCATTTCCCATCTTTCAGTAGCTTCCTCAAGACCAGCTATACGAGAATTTAAGTCCTTGATCTTAGATTCTACAAATTGATACTTTTCTGATATTTCCTCTTTTGCGGTGAGTCCCATAGAGGCAGTAGCAATAAAACCCCTAATGGTATCTTTATCATCAATTTTGTCATCAGATACATTTTCATGATTTGACATACAGAAGCCTCCTTTTGCATTTCTTTGCATATAGTATATCATATTTCGCACCATTTGTCAATAGATGCAAAAATTATTTTTAATTGCTCAAATTTGCAATTTTACGCCCTGCAAAAAGGAATATTATATAGTTCCAGCTCCTACAAAAAGGTCATGTTTCACTTTTTAATGTGAAAATCTTGCAAAAAAGCTGTACTTTTTCTTGAAGATGTGATATAATGAAAATATACAGTTTCTCACTATCTATCGTTCAGTGTGACAAGGAGGATGATCTATGATTACTACATTGGCTGAATTCATCGAAAAGTACATCCAGATTTGCAATATGGGTTGGATTAAAACTCATCGTCAAGGTCCAACTGGCATTGGTAAGACTCTTGAGGATTTACTTGGCATTATTGAAAACAATATTGACGGACCGGATTTTGGCGATTATGAGCTTAAATCCTGCAGGCTTGATTCAAATAGTATGCTTACCATTTTCACTAAAACTCCGCAACCGAAGGGAGCAGCCAATACACTGCGTATGACCTTTGGGTATTCCAGCGATGCCTATGATAATGATGAGAAAGTTCTCCATTCAACTCTTTCTGCCAATCGGTATGTAGCAATTGCCGATACAGGACACAGCCTTAAAGTTTCGTGTTATGATACTAAGATTTCTATAATTGATGAAGATGGCAAAGAATATGCATATTGGACACGTGAACAACTTAGAATGGCTTTTGAAAAGAAGTATAAGGGAAAATTCGTTTATGCGAAAGCTCAATCAAGAGGTTCTGGTGCTAACGAAGAATTCAAATTTGTCGAAGCTTACGAAGTATCTGGTTTTAACTACGATGCTTTTGTCTCTCTCTTAGAGCATGGAAAGATTTACATAGACCTCAGAATCGGTCAGTATCATGGCGGCGCAAAAGACGGGCAAACTCATGATCACGGAACTGGATTCAGAATCAAAGAAAACGATCAACATCTTTTGTTTAAGGTCGTCAAAAAACTAAAATGAATGGAGATGTGAAAAATGGCTGAAAGAAGAATTAAAGTTACAGGTGACCTGACATCCGATGATACATTTCAGTCAGCAATGCAAGGCGTTGAACAAAAAGGATTCATACCTTCGCATCGTGCCGGAGATACGGGGATTGGCAAAACCCTTGAAGACGAACTGGGAATTGAGGAGAATCCAATTCAAGCTGCGGATCTCGGTTCAGTAGAACTGAAAGCAACACGAAAAGATTCTGGCAGTTCATTGACCTTATTTACAAAATCTCCCGCTAAACGTGGTGTTAATAATAGTGTGCTACGAAACCAATATGGCTATCAAACGGAAGAATCTATGGAGTTAAATCCTAATGCTAAGGTTCTACATACTACTGTTAATGGAGCTGGCTTCAACACCCTTAACGGCGAGGAGTTTATGAAACTCACTGTTCAAGATGACAGACTATATTTAGAGCATAAACAAGATGGTATTCTTGAAGATGTTTATTGGGAAGAGGAGGATTTAAGGAAAGCGTTCGCCAAAAAGTATCCTGCAGGAAAACTATATCATGTTCAGGCTGATGTAAGAGTCGAAGATGATGGTTCAGAATCTTTTCATTACGATGAAGCGATTAGCCTATCTGGATTCAGTGCCGACAGGATGATTGAGGGCTTACAATCCGGAGAACTTGAAATGGATATAAGACTTGGTGTATATGCTTCCGGAAAAAAGAAAGGGAAGTTACACGATAATGGCACTGCAATCAGAGTATCTCCACGCAAGTTAGACGATTGTTTTGATGAGAAAAAAGAGTTGCTATAACGAACAAGGCTCCGTAATTGACGGAGCCTTAATTATTGTGTAACGAAAACCCCCAGTTTTACTGGGAGTTCAAAAAATCTTTAGCTATGGGTAGAAAAAACTTTACTTGATAAATTAAGTAAGGTTTGGCAAGCAAACTAAAAAACAAAGGAGGTATTGCCATGACAAGAGGCGATATTGTTATTATATCATTACTGACATAATTATCCAGCCACAGTACGAAGTATAGTGGCAAATAATTTGCTCACTTGTGAGCTATAGTGTGTGAAATACAGTTGAAAATCTTTTCAAGCCTACTTAAGGGGCAGTGTCAGTATCAAGCCCTTTTAGAGCTGTCGCAAACCACCCGTTCAATGGGGTGGTTTTGATTACTGTTTTCTTAATATTACAATATGTTCCATAGTCATGGTCGAACCTTTAACACCAGTAATATTGGTTGGTGAATTGAGAGACGGCATCACTTTATTCGGGATGTTGCGATCGACAGTATATAATGGAACAAGTCCATATTGTGGTGCCAGTTCCGCTATGATAACATCAGTTTGAAGTAGTTCGTTTTTCACAGTTCTGTTGCCAACAACCCAGAATTGATAGCCACCTGACTTGGTCTTTCGTGCTACGCTCTGAAGTGCAGCATCAAGGTCAACGTAGAAACTATATACATCTCCTGCACGCTCAATATCTGCATCTTTAATAACATCAAGGGATGCACGTAAAGTTTCACTGCACAAGGTGAATTCAAAACCGTTCCTATATTTTTTTCCACCCATTAATGATTTGTCAATGCTCATAATTTCCTTTTCAGAAAGAGAAAACAGATTTATCCACTGAAGAGAAAGCCGACTATACTCACCATATGCGACTGTTGTACGACTATCCCCATAAGGTGGCGAAGTAATGATAAGGTCATAAGTATCATCTGGAACATCTGATAGCGTACATACATTATTGTTAAATACTGACACGTCCGATTCGGAATGTGCATTATCAAGTGCCTCGCAGAAATCTTTCATTTTAGAAACATTTCGCAATAATATTTTTCTGAACTCTACATAAACCTCCGGATTAAATGCTTGCACTTTAGCAGCAGGCATCCGGAACATCTTAAACTCTCCATTACGCCTGTTGGATACAAAGCGAATCGCCTCACTCATTGCAACAAAAACAAAATCACGGATATCTTTATCCTTGATTTGTTCAATTTCAGCTTTTATGATGGCAAGTTCTAAAATCACGTGTGGTCTAAACCAGTAGCCCATATTTTTGAACTCAGGTATAACAATATCAATCTTATTGGTTTCACAGTAGTCCCTCAGATATGTATGTGCTTTATCGCCCCATCCTTTTTTTTCTGTTAAATCCAGATGAAGAATATCAGTGAAATAAGAATCAACACCATCAAGGACTGACAAATAAGACTCTCTTTTATTCGATATTCTTTTGAGCAGTTGATTTACTTCGGTCATCAACAACTTGTTATCTAAAGGCGTAGTTTTGACTTTGCTTAACAGTAAAGCCAGTGGATTGATGTCGTTGCCAGATACAATTTCAATCCCGTTAACCATACCTTCTACAAGTACTGTTCCAGAGCCGGCAAAAGGATCTAATAAAGCATGAACAGGCTGTATTTCTTTCATGAGTCTTATGATATTCCTGCTAATCGGGCAAACCATCATTGCAGGATAATTGTGTAGCCCATGCGTATACTCTTTAGTGTCATCCTCTCGAAAATCCCAATAATCAATCGGGAGTTTATTTAAAGTCGCAATCAGTTGCTTGTCATTTTCAGTAAGCATTGTTTTTTCTCCTAACTTTGATGGCGTTTTTTTCGGTTTATCAAAGTAACCCTCATGTGTTTTTACTTCAACAGTACAGATCGTATCATTGTGCCATCCGCCGTGTGGAACAAGAAGAATTCTCTCGATTTCAAAGCCATACTTATTTCCTATGCCACCGCTATTCCATCCGAATGTTATAACTCTACCGCCAATCTTAACTATGCGAGATATTTCACGCTTATGATTTCCCCAGAATGACGCTTTCGTTGTATCCCATGTTACAGAATAGCCAACATCATTATAGCATTCGCTAACTTGACGAGGCGAATACGGAGGATCGTAAAGTACACCATCTACAGAATCATCATCAAACATTTTCAGAAAATCTAAAGCATCAAGATGATAATCTGTGTCGTACTCTGTATTCAAGTCATTGGTTATGCTTGCTATTTTATTTTGATTTGCAAACGGATCAATCCAGAGGAGCGAAAGGTCTACCGTTTCAGCAATCAATTGCTCTATTGGTTTAATTTTAAATGTATTTTTATTTGGCATCGCCCATGCACGTTCTATACAGATAGGTTTACTTTTTGTTTGTGCCACCATTATCCTCCATTGTATCATCAGGCTGTAAGATTAGCCGATTATTTGCCCTGTCAATATATATAGAAAACTTGCTTTTTCCTTTTTCTACAGATAAATTTGATAATATGCTTTTAGGTAATCTTATCCTCATATCTTGCTGGAGTACATATGTATCCAGATATATCAATTCGTTTTCCATTTTGCCCTCCTATTAGACTAATTTCAGTCTAAATTATACCATGCTTCTTCGCAAATGTCAAGTAATATTTTCTGAATATAGTACACATAATCGAAGCGATTATATCAATTTCAGAACTGCTTTATCGAATTTTACGGTAAGTGTATCCTCCGCCATTTGATGCAAAAATGTGAAAAGAAAACGATAGCCTTTCGGGTGCATACAAGAAAACGTTAGTTACTCACAGGAAAACGATAGCTTTTTCAAGGGTGCATTGTATCAAAATAATCGTTCTTTGGCATAACTGCACTTAACCTTTGATACAAAAGGTTAAGTGCTTTTTTTATATCCAAACAGAAAAAGTGCCGAAAATACGCTGGTTTTTGACAAATGCCTGTTCACGTAACGATTCAGTTCGTTGCGTGGACAGGCATTTTTTATTTTCCAGCCACGATTGCTAAAAAGCAATCGTTAAAATTTAAGAGCAATCGTTAAATTTTAGGCAGTAATCGTTAAAAGATTGTAGTTAGGGAGATTGAAACCATGAAAGAGCATCAGAAAGAAAGTGCGTTATACTTGTGCGACCCCAGTAAAAATGTGACTTGCCAAAAGAGCGTTTGCCAGTCACAGTGCGTACTTACAACAAAGGTGGAATATGCGAAAGCAGATGCCGATGGCAGTCCAATTATCGTTTACAAGAATCGAATGGAGGCTTTGAGCAGTATCCTCCCAAAAGAAAATGGAACTGCATCCCACGGGGTTTAACCCTCCCCGAATGCCATAGGTGATTACCTAACAACGCCCGTCGGGAGCGTATCCCGACCCAAGCCTGCCAGCAATCCGTAGACCGTGGATGTAAAGCAACGGTGTCGGCTGACTTTAAAACCGTGCATTGGTGGCTGCACGTTTTCATGACTGGAAAATCATGCTTCCCGTTGCAGATAGCGATTGCAACACGCTTCTGAGTCGTTGAGCGTATCAGCGACATCCAACTTACTTTTCATCTTGAAAAGTAAAATAAATGGTTAGGAGTGAATCACTATGGAGAACAACAAAAGGGTTATTGTGCGGGCTACAGAAAAGTATGAATTTTGCTGCTATCTTTCGGACATGGGAGTAGAGCGAATCTATACGGTACTCGCAGAAAATGAAAAGGATGCTCGTGAACGGTTTCATGAGTTGCTGAATGAGGAACGAGTGGAATTACTCCAAATCAGAAAGGTGGATGAAGAAAGATGAAAGACGGAAATTACTATACCGTTTACGGCTGGATGATTAACCGGCTAAAGCTGAAAGGGACAACTTTACAGCTGTACGCAGTGATCTATGGCTTTTCCGAAAACGGTGAAAATGAGTGCTCCGGCAGTCTTGCCTACCTTGCTGAAACGACTGGATGCACCAAGCAGACGGTTTTGAATGCCCTGAACAAGCTTGAAAAACTGGGGTATATTTTGAAACGTCAGACAAGGGATGATGACGGTGGTTTACGAAATCATTATCGGGTAAATTTAACCGCAATCGAACAGCGTGTTTCTCCACAAAAAGCGGAAAGCGGCTGTGGAAAGAATGTTGAAACAAAGGCTGAAAGGCCTAAAAAATTTACCCAGCCGGTCAAAAAAACGAAATGCCCTCAGCCAAAAAAGAGGAATGCCCCTAGTCAAAAAAACAGACCGTATAATACTACAAGAGAATCAATAGGTTTTGAATTATGTGAGGGGGACGCACGCTCGGAAAAGCAAACATTCGGTGATTTTCAGAATGTTCAGCTGACAGAGAACGAATATGCTCGACTGTCAGAACTGTATGGAACACAATTGCCGCAGACAATCAGCAGCTTATCCAGCTACATGGCATCGACTGGAAAGCACTATCGCAATCATTATGCAACACTGTTTCGATGGTGTCAGCAGGATATTCAGAAAGCAAAAAATCAAGGTCAGCAACACCACAAATATCGAAATCCAGAACGAGCCAGTGAATGGCTATCGGAAAACCGAGAATTCTTAGAGACCCTTAGCGGACTTTACTGAACCTTTGATAAAACAGGGAATGACGAAAGGAATGAATAAAAATGACAACGGAACAGATGCACGTAATTGCAAAAATAACAGATGCCAGAACTTTTGAAAGGCAGCTGGAGCAGACTGTTGAGGAGGCAGCAGAGTTCATTCAAGCAGCTCAGAAAATCAAACGGTATCCTGGAAATTCGTTGCAAATGAATCATCTCGTGGAGGAAACCGGCGATTTGCTGATTACCTTGGAACAAATCCGCATTTACCTTGTCCGAGATGGCTACGGTGATGCACTGAACAGTATGATTGACTATAAGCTGAACCGGGAACTTGGCAGAATGGAACAGGAGCGTAAGGACAATGAAAGCAAGGCTTATCACAATCGGAGAAAGCGAAATCCGTCAAAGGGTTGAGGAAGAATATCAGAAAAAGAAAGATCAGATTTATGAATCGGTAATTCAAGATGTTCTTCCCCAGTTTATGTCCGTTTGTATGGTGGAACTCAATAAAGAGTTCGGATTTGGAGAAAAGCGACTGCGGTCTGTTTTGGATGGCGTAAAAGACCATTTCAAGCTAATGGACGGGGTCGGGATTTTGAACCATCAGTATTCTACGCTGGACTGTCTTACATACTTGAAAGAAAAGTATGGTATTGATTTGGATGAGGAACTGCTGTAATGGCAGAAAGGCGGTTACAACATGAATAGAATCTGTAGACAATGCGGTGCAGAAAAACCACTCTGGGAGTTTGTTGACCGCAGCAAACAAACTGGTGAACGGAGAAAAATTCATCGTATTTGTGCAGCTTGCAGATCTGAACGTAGCAAAGAACGATACCAGCAGAGACGGAAAGAGGTACTTTCCTACCAAAAACAGTATCGTGAGAAACTAAAACGTGAGAGAATTGAAACTCCCGTCAACTGTGACCCAAAGGAAAGCTGTGGTTCCGTTGACAATGGATATGTTCGCTTGGCTGCAGAAATTCTGAGAAGTGAATTCTCTGCTTATCGGAGAGCATTGGAAAAGTATGACGGTAGTCCGGAATCTATCGGTAGAATTCGATCGATTGAGCGTGAAATTCTTACGCCGTACTACGCTGCATTGACGATGAATGCCATCGATTTGAAAAGGTACTGCAATGATCTGCGAAAAAAGTATGGCATATATGGAGGGATAGAAGATTGGGCTGGATAAGCGTGAGAGATTCCCTTCCGAAGCTGTTTACTGAAGTATTGATAACGGTCCGAAACAGATGCACGGATTTTAGTAATACATACTATGGGCAGCGTGGCAATAACTACTGGCAGTTTTGGGATTACTCAAAGATTCTTGAAATAACTGATGAAGACGAAAATTATGAGGTGTTGGCTTGGATGTCACTGCCTCAACCGTTCAATGAAAGGAGCAAAAATAATGAAGATTGAAAAAGAAACAAAGGTTGTCATTTTGCAAAATGGGAACGCAGTGATGGCTACACAGTATGTTAACGGCAAGAAAGTAAACGCAAGCATTGCAAGGTGCTGTCCGGAGGATGCTTTTGATTTTGCCTTTGGTGCAAAATTGGCTTTGGAGCGGCTGCTTGATTGTATGGGTTCTGCACCGGAAACGGCTTTTGATTGGGACAGGTTTATTTCCGGTGACGTATGGGTACAGACGAACAGTTCTAACACTGATGCCTTTTTGCAGGCTTGCGAAGAGCATCATTTGACAGATCGAACCGGAGATCGTCCGACAGAGTTGAA